TAAATATTCATAGGAGTTTAAATGGCTAATACCTATGGCAAAGTTTCTGGAACATTTGAAGAGATAGAAAATGCTTATGGCAAAGTATCGGGCGTTTGGAAAGAAGCTGATGAAATTTACGGTAAAGTTTCTGGAGTTTGGAAATTAGTCTTTAGTGCTTTTGAAGCAACTTCTTTTGCAACAGTATCATCTGGTTCAGGAACATTTACAGTTCCTGCTCAAGCTAACGCAATACATATTCAAGCAGCAGTTGGTGGCGGTGGTGGTGGTGTTAAGGGAGCAGATTATGATAAAGCAGGTGGAGAATCATCAGGTGCTGGTGGTGGATCGGGTTCATTTATATCAGATAAAGTTTTTAGTGTTACAGCAGGAGAAACTATTTCTTATGGAGTAGGAGCTGGCGGAGCTCCAGGTAATCAAAGTAATCAATATAATGTATCGGGAAGTAGTGGAGCAAGTACTACATTATCTGGATCAAGTGTTGGAGCAATATTTACTTTAGGTGGAGGAAGTGGATCAAGTGGTTCTAATGGTAGTGTTAAAGGTCCTTTAAGAAGTAACTCACCTGGTACTGGAGGTTCGGCTACTATTAATGCTAGTGCAGTTACTTCAGGAACTTTTAGAGATTCAAGTGGAGCTACAGTAAATGTAAGTAGTTTAAACAGTGGTCCTGTTGGAACTTTTAATCAATCAGGGAACGGTGCAACAGGTGGGAATAATGGTAACTGTGGTGGAGACAATTGTAGAATTGCAGGATCAACTGGTGCTTCATCTTACTCAGGTAATGTTGCAGGAGGTTCAGGAGGATCTTCTTCGGGAGGTGGTACAAATGGTTCAGTTGGTACAAGAGGATCCGGTGGTGGAGGTGGGTCAGCTCAAGTCACAGCTAGTAGTTCTCCAACAAATACTGGTCGTACTGATGGTGCTTCAGGTGGTAGTGGTGAAGTTCAATATAGATTTCTTCGTATACAATAAGTGTTCTTAAAACCTAAAAAAATTATTTTTAATAGTTTAATTAAAAAAATAAAAGTAAAAGATATAAAACCTAATCAAGATAATAATAACCAAGATTTAATTGATCAGCTTGAGATGGATATAAAACTAAATGGTTTATTATGTCCGTTAGTTGTTAACAATAGTGTATTAATTGATGGCCATCATCGATATTGGGCTATAAAAGATTTTTGTACCGAAACATTAGCTTATGTGGTAAAGGATAAAGATATGGAAAGGTTTTTATCTAAACTTAATAGTTATGTTTGGTTTGATTCAAAAGGTACTTTAGATGGAGACGGCTAGAATACTTGGCTCACTTATAGGAATATCAAAAATAAATAACTTTGAAAAAATAAACAAAGAATTAATACCTATAATCGAAAAAGATATTTGTCCCCCAGAATTTAGAGATAAATATTTTAAATCACATGAGAATGGGTTTTCTTTTACTTCTGATAAGGCAGGTCAACTTAATTCTTTTGAATCTTTGTATGGAGATCAACTACAATTAAATAATAAATTTAAAAGTTTTTTTGATGAACTTAAAATTAATTTAAATACATTTTTAGAAAATTTAAAATATAAGAATGTTAATTATTTTATTACGAAATCATGGGTAGCTTACACCGATAAGGGTGATCATATATCAGCTCATGATCACGGAGCCAGTCATTTTAGCTTTGTTTACTATGTATTAAAAAATAAAAATCATTCCTCACTTACATTTTATGAACCCTCACAAAGATTTTATATGCCAGAGGCTACAGAATGGAATGAACAAAATCATCAAAACTTATTAATTAATAATGAGTCTGGTCAATTGGTCATATTTCCTAGTTCTTTGAAACACGGGACTAAAAAGACTGAAGAAAAGTCTCCTAGAATATCAATAAGCGGGGATATAATTATGACTTCTGAAATAAACAAAGTAAGTGAAATATTAATACCTAACCCTGCGACTTGGATGAAGCTTTAAAATGATGTAAAATAGCTGCATGGCTTTAACAAATGTAAGAATTGCACCAGGATTTAATAAAGCAGATACACCCTCAGGATCAGAAGGACAATGGATAGATGGTGATTTTGTAAGATTTAGATATGGTCAACCTGAAAAAATTGGTGGTTATACTGCGATTGGACAAGAAACTATTTCAGGACCCACACGAGCTCAACACACTTGGACAGATTTAGAAGGTAAAAGATACGCAGCTCTTGGTACTTCAAAAGCTTTATATATTTACTATGAAGATAAATTTTATGATATTACTCCACTTGCAACAGCTATTACTGGTGTAAATTTTTCATCAACAGTAAATTCAAATATAGTAACAGTTACTAAAGCTAGTCATGGTTTGGACGTTGGTGAGTATATTACATTTACTTCTGTATTATTACCAAACTCAACAAGTTTTACGGTTGCTGACTTTCAAAATTTTACTTTTGAAATATTAACTGTGCCAACGACAAGTACGTTTACAGTGCAAATGAAATCAAATGAAACTGGTACAGCTATGTCTAACTCAGGTGGTGGTTTAGTAAACCCTTACGAAGAAATAGGACCTACAATTCAAACTTATGGTTATGGTTGGGGTACAAGTACATGGGGTAGATTAACTTGGGGTTCAGGTTCTACAACTTCTTCAGTTGTTCTTGATCCTGGTACATGGTCATTGGATAACTTTGGTCAACAACTAATCGCAACTGTTAAAGATGGTAAAACTTTTGTATGGAATCCAGGTGTATCTAATCCTTTAGATGTAAGAGCAGCTGTTATGTCAAATGCACCAACAGCAACAAGATTAACTTTAGTATCGGATAGAGATAGACACCTTGTTCATTTTGGAACAGAAACAACAATTGGAGATCCAAATACGCAAGATCCAATGTTTATTAGATTTAGTGACCAGGAAAATTACAGTGTTTATCAACCTACTTCAGTTAATACAGCAGGTACTTTTAGATTGGATACAGGTAATAAAATTGTAGCTGCAGTTTCAGGTAAAGATTATAATTTAATTTTAACTGATCAAGCTGCTTATACTATGCAATTTGTTGGTCCTCCGTTTACTTTTTCAATAAGACAAGTAGGTTCTAACTGTGGATGTATAGGCCAACACGCAGTTGTTTACTCTGATGGTAGAGTTTATTGGATGGGCTCTGGAGGAGGATTCTTTGTATTTGATGGTACAGTTAAATTACTTCCGTCACTTGTAGAAGACTTTGTATTCACGACCACCGGATCAAACGTAGGTATTAATTATTCATCTAATGAAATTATTTATGCTTCACATAATTCTTTATTTAATGAAATCGTTTGGTTTTATCCTGCGGGCACACCATCTGGAAGCCCTGCAACACAAAACAATAGAGCAGTAGTTTATAATTATGTAGAAAATACTTGGTCAACAATGAGTCTTGCAAGAAGTTCTTATGCAGATGCAAGTACTTATGCAGTGCCTTATGCAACTGAATATACTACAACTAATACTCCAACAATATCTAATTTAAGTGGAGCAACTAATACTTTTGGATCTTCATTATATTATGCACATGAAGTAGGAAATAATGAAGTAGCACTAAATGGAAGTACAACAGCTATACCTGCTTATATACAATCAGGAGATTTTGATTTACCAACAGATGGAGATGGTGAATATTTATTAAGAGTAAGCAGATTCTTACCTGATTTTAAAAACCTTCAGGGTAATGCTATAGTGACAATTTTTTTAAAAAATTTTCCTGTAGATGCTGGAACTTCTTCAAAGTTGGGACCTTTTACTATAAACTCAACCACACAAAAAATAAATACAAGAGCTCGAGGAAGACTTGCAAATATTAAAATACAAAATACTGCTGTTAATGAAACTTGGAGATTTGGTACATTTAGAGCAGATGTAAATCAAGACGGAAGAAGATAATGGCTAAAATTAATGTATATGTTCCGGAGCCTCCTCAAGAATATACAGTAGAAGGTTTTAGACAAATAAACCAGGGTTTAGCAACTATTGAAAATCAATTGAATACTTCTTTTCAACAAGACTTGAAAAATGAACAAGATTCGTTTAATTACTTTATGCAATGACAATTAGATATAAAAGTACAACATTTGATTTAACAAATACTAATGTAACTGATGTTTTAAGTTGCCCAGCTGATGCAACTATTATTATAAAATCTGTACAAGCAAGCCACAAAGCAGCATCTAATGTTGATGTAGATCTTTATTTACAAAAATCTGGTAGCTCGGCTGTAGAGATTAGTCATGCACAATTAAATAAAACTTTTACAAATATGATAACCTCAAGTTTAAATATGGAATCGAACGATGTACTTAAAATAGAAGCAGGAAGTGCAAACACAATTACTGGTTCCATTAGTTATGCGCTTATAGACAGATCACAGGAAAATGGCTAGAAAATTTAAAGACTTTGTTGAAAGAGATCAACCAAGAAAAAGACCTAGAACACATTGTAAAAGCCCTAATAAGAAAAAAAAGTTGCAACACAACAAAAAATATAATAGACAGGGTCGTAGACAAAAATGAGTGATCCTATTAAAATACCTGCAGAAGCAAAAGAAATTATTAAAAACAAAAGAACGGGAAAGATATATGATAGTAAAAATCATTTTAATTCTGATGTTGCTGATCCCAATACTGACACTACTGTAGATGATTTTAGACAAGACCTCGAAATAACTGTAACAAGAGTAACATTAGGCGCACATACAAAGGAATAATGAAACCTAGAGGTGCAACTGAAATCCAAATGGAAATGCTACAAAAGTATGTAGCAAAAGATATATTAGATCAATTTCAAATTTGTACATCCATACCTGGTAAAGTTCCCTTAGACCCCAATAAAATAAATATTTTATGGCAAAAGAATTCTTGGAATCAACCTAATTTACAAGAGTTTTTCTCTAACAAAGACAGGCACGATGAGTATGACTGGTACATTTTTAACAGTCATTGGAACTATGAAAAATTTAGAATGGTATTTGATATACCAACAGAAAAATCAATAGTTATTAAAAACGGTATTGAAAATTTTCCAATACGAAAAATACATAAAAAAGGAACACCTGTTAAACTTATTCATCACTGCACTCCCTGGAGGGGGTTAAATGTATTATTGCGTGCTATGCAAGATGTTGAAAACCTTAATGTTACTTTAGATGTTTATAGCTCTGGAAAAATATATGGTTCAGAATTTGAAAAAGAAAGCGGTCAAGATTTTGTGGCTTTGTACGAACAAGCTAAAAAATTAACTAATGTAAATTATATTGGATACAAACCTAATGAGTATATTTTAGAAATGATGCCTAACTATGATATGTTTGTTTACCCAAGTATATTTGAAGAAACTTCATGTGTTTCAGCTTTAGAAGCATTAGCATCGGGAGTACATGTTGTTACAAATAACTTTGGTGCTTTATATGAAACTTGTGCTGAGTGGCCAGTATATGTTAATTATTCTACTAATTACGAACAAATGGCTAAGGACACTGCGGCAGCAATTGATGTTGCTTCTTCATACTTACATGAAAAATTTATGCAAGAGCATTTAGAGGAACAACAAAAATTTTATAAAAGATTTTACAGTTGGGAAAAAAAAGGAATAGAGTGGACTAACTTTTTGAAAGGAGCTCTTAATGAAAGAAACAATAAATGAAGATACTTATCAAACATTAAAAGAAGCTAAAGTGATGGATCCTTATGAAAAAGCTACTATGCCAATGTGGAAAACGGACACCGGACAAACGACACCAAGGACATCTTTATTTGTTGCGACTCCCGTACACAGTGAATGTTCAATACATTACACACAAGCATTACTAGAACTACAACAAATATGCTTTAAAGAAAAAATAAAAATTACATTTCAGTTGTTAAAATCTTCCTTAATTACTCAAGGTAGAAATTTATGTGTTTCAGGTTTTTTAGAATCTAATTACAGTCATATGCTTTTTATAGACTCTGATATCTATTTTAATGCAAAAAGTATTACTGAAATGATTAAAAAAGATAAGGATATTATTTCAATACCTTACCCCTTGAAGACCATTATGTGGGATAAAGCTATGGAAAAAATTAAAAATAATAGTATTAAAAATATAGATGATTTAAAAAAATCATTTAACTCATACCCTATGAGAGTAGAAAACCACAAAGATATCACATTAGATAATGGTGTTATAAAAGTTACACATAGTCCAACAGGGTGTATGTTGATTAAAAGACAGGTGTTTAGCAAATTAATAGAAAAATATCCAGATAAGGGAATTGTACAAAAGACCGTTATCAACGGAGAGTACGTAAACAAACCTCATATGTGGAACTTTTTTGACTGTATACATGACCCCGAAACTAAGACTTATTTAGGAGAAGATTTCTCTTTTTGTAAGCTTTGGAAAGATATTGGAGGTGAATGTTTTGCTTACGTCAATGACTCAATCATTCATGTTGGGGAACATCAATACGAAGGTTCCTTCATAGACGAGTTGAAACCTGCTAAGTAAAATGTTATTATCTTAACTTTAAGATCTTAAAAGGAGAATATATTTATATGCCACATCCACTAGCAATTGCTGCTGCATTATATGGCGGATATCGAGGATACAGAGGAGCTAAAAAAGCAGGAGCTTCAGGTTTAGGAAGAATTTTAGGAGCTGCAGCAGGAGCTTACGGTGGTTATAATTTAGCAGGTATGTTACCCGGTGTATCAGCATCAACACCTGCAATGTTAGCAAGTTCTACAAGTGCAGGTACAGGTACTATTGCAGCTAACTCACCTTTTGCAGCAGCAGGTAATTCTTCTCTAGTCGGAGTAGGAGCCTCTGAAAGTGTAAAAAAATTTGGTTTAGAAGAATTAAAACAAATGTTATTGATGAACGAAGAAGGAAAAGTTAGTCCCTACAAAACCTCAGCACTAATAGCTGGAGGAACATATTTAGGTGGTGCTTTTGATCCACAACCTACAGATATGTATACACCAGGATATAATATGGGTTACTTAGATTTAAAAGAAAATAGACCTGGATATACTTACATAGACCCGGACACCGGACAAGAAAAAGCATATGAAAAAATTTATTCGCCCGAAGAAGCTGGTATAGGTCAACAACGAGTTGGTCCTTATTCATATGATGTACAAAGATTTAATGTAGGTGGAATAGCTTCTATTAAAAAATTTAACGAAGGTGGTGTAAACTACCTACCATCAAAAGTTTCACATGATGAAAATGATGCTAACAATTATGTAAGAGCATTAGGTTATGTAGAAGACGGAGCAGGCGTAGGAGATAAAGACGAGGATACAATGTTAGCTCAATTAGCAGACGGTGAGTTTGTAACAAGAGCGGATGGAGTATTAGGTGCTGGAATCATAGCTGGAGCAAATCCAAAAAGTATGAAAGATATGAGAGAAAAAGGTGCCCAATATTTCTATGAACAACAAAAAAGATACAAACGTGTATTTGATTTATTACAGGATAGAAATGGCAACAGCGAACAAAAAACAAATTAAACCTTTAGTAACTATTCTTTCTTTAGAGCCTAAAGATATTGAAAGATTTTGGCCACTTGCAGAATTTATGGTAGCCGAAGCGTTAGCTTTTTCTGGTAAATACGCTGATTCTTCTTGGATTATGGATGAGTTAAAAAAAGATACAATGCAATGTTGGATTATGTTTGGCTCTGATGAATCAGAAGAAAACAAAGTGTTTGGCATTTGTGTTGGTAGAATAGGTATAATGCCAAATTACAATCAATATGAAATTGTTATTTGCACAGGTAAAAGAAGAGAGTTGTGGGAAGATAATTTAATAAAGGCAGTAACAGATTTTGCGTCAGTAAATAAATGTAAAAGAATGAGTATAATGGCCAGACCCGGTTGGGAAAAAATTTCTAAAAAATGGGGATGGAAAAAGAAACACGTACAATTAGAGAAATGGATAGGATAAATATATGAGTTTTTTCGGAGGAGGAGGCGGAGGTTCATCAGCTCCACCAGCAATAACAACTAACATTGTTAGAGAAGCACCAGGTATAGAAGAAAGAAAAATAGAGTTAATGGATATTGCGAGACAAGTCGCAGGAAAACCAATTAATTTACCCGATTATAAAGTAGCTGGTTTAGGAGCTCTCGAACAACAAGGAATAAACGCAGCACAAACTACAGGTGTTGGTGCAGGTTCTGTCAATCAAGGTATTGCTGCTACTCAAGTCGCAGGAGCTCCAGTAGGTGCTCAACAAATATCTCGATATTTAAATCCTTACCAACAATATGTTACTGATGAAATTGGTAGACAAGGACAAATGATGCAAAATCAAATGGGTGCTACCGCTATTCAATCAGGAGCTTTTGGTGGAGGACGTGAAGGAGTTCAACAAGCAGAACTTCAAGGAAGAACTTTATCAGCAATGGGGCAAGCTCAAGCTCAAGGTTTTAATACTGCATTAGGTGCTGCTCAAAATCAACAACAAATAGGTTTAAGAGCTGGACAACAACTTGGACAGATGGGTGCATTACAACAACAAATGTCTCAAGGTGATATTAATCAATTAATGGCTGCAGGTGGTGTGCAAAGACAATTAGCACAACAAGTATTAGATGCACAAAGACAATCAACTTTACAACAACAATATGAACCTTATCAAAGAGCAGAGTTCCTATCTAACTTGTATGCTGCAGGTCCTAAATCCTCTTCACAACTTACAATGGGAAGTGCTCCAACACAAAGCCCATTAGCTCAAGCTGTTGGTACTGGTATAGGAGCATTCACAGCGTTTCAAGGAATGAAACCACAAACAACACCAGTCTAGGAGATTTATGTCGCTTAATAAAGTTTTAAACAGACCTATGTTTCGTCAAGAAGCTCTTAGAAAAGGTGTGTTGAAACTTATTAAAGCTCGTACTGGACTAAGTATTGGTCCTAACAGACCACCTGTACCTATGGTAATTCCTCAAGGGGGAAGTTTAGGAACAACTGTTGGTGCTCCGTATAATTATGGAGTAACACTAAGAAAACAACCAGGATTATTTAATAGAATGGGAAGTGGAATTAAAAGTCTTGCTAGAAATACGTTAAGTATACCTGCAGCAGGTGGTTATTATGTAGGTGATAAAGTTGGACAAGCTTTAGGTATTGAAAGTGATCTAGGACGAATGCCTCTTGGAATAGCAGGAGCTACTATGGCAACTAAAGCACTACCTACTTTAGCAGGTATAGGTATGGTACCAAGCGCTATTATTGGTGCTGCTGGTTATGGTGTATACGACAGAACAAAAGCAGGTATAGAATTAAGAAAAAAAATTAATGCAATGTCTCCTAAAGAAAGAGCTGAATTTGAAAGACAAAACAGATTAAAATCTACTGATTACATGAGCGAAGGTGTAACAGACGAAGAATTATTTGGTAAAATAGATCCAAAAAAACTAGATGATATTGTAAAAAACCCAAGAGAAACAATTCCAAATCCAGGAAGTGGTAGACCAGGTTCTAAAAAATTTGTACAAAAAGAAGGAGATGTTGCAACAGCTCCTGATAATGTAACAAGGTTAGGGAAAACAAAAGTTATTGATACAGCTAAAGTAGCAGAAAATGCAATGCCACCTCAAATTTCAGATGAGGGAGGTAATATGGATAATATGACAGGTTCAATTTTACCACCTGACGCAGACACACCTGTGGTCACTGAGGATAAAAAAGAAGATGCACAAGAAAAAAAAGGTGGAAGCACAGCAGATCAAGATTCCTTAACAGCTAATTCTGCATTTAAAATTAGATTAGATATGGCAAAAGACATGGTAAAAGAAATGAAAGCAGGGAAAACATCTAATGCAAATTTAGTATTTTTAAGTAATCTTGCTTCAGGATTGTTGACAGGTACAACAAGAAAATCCGGAATAGGTGGGGCGTTAGAAGTATTTGGAACAGCCTTAGGACCAGCTGTAAATAATATGGTAATGGTTAAAATGAAAGAAGATGAAATAGATCAAAATCTTATGGGTAGAGCTTTAGACTTTACATCAGATTTTTTTGCAGCACAAAACCAAGCTTTTGAAATGCCTGAAACTGAAGAAGTAGGTGTGGTTCAATATACAAATGAGGCGGGCAGAACTGTTAACGTGCCAGGTAGAATTTTAAAAGATGGTACAAAGCAAATGGCTACAGGACGAGCTGATGCAAATGGAATGTACACTTACAACACAGTAGATCCAAATTTTAATTTTATAGCAAACAAAGATAAGAACCAAGAAACACTAGAACTTGCAAAAGGAATCGCTGGTAAATACGCAGCAGTAAATTTAATTAATAGAAGTTTAGGTATTATTAATCAAGGAGATGCTCAAGCGGGTATTACTGGTGCAATTGGATTATACGGAGGTCGTATAACCGAAGCTTTGGGTGATGTATTAAACTTTACTCCAGTTTTTGGTGAATCAAGAAGTGAGTTAAAAGCAGCAGGAAAAGCAACATTTGAAATAGAAAAAAATAAAGCAGCTATCGCTTTAGTAGCTTCTGGTGAATTTGAAGACAAACAAAAAGCATTAAAATATTTAAATACATCATTAGGAACATTTGATAAAAACTATAATAGCTCATTAAGAAATGCAAAAGATAATTTAAAGTTAAGTGGTAATCAGACTAAGTTAGATTATGAAAGATTAGCAATTAATGAAACTGTTCTTGTTTACAAATTAGCTAACTCTTTAAAAGCAAAAGATCGTCTAACACAAAAAGATATTGAAATGGCTAGAGGTCTAGTTAAAGTATTCCCACTTTTAAGAGGTGAAACAAATGTAATTGCATCGCTAACAGCTACTGCAGAAACAATTCTTGATGATATTAAACAACAAGAAAGATTGTATGAAACAGCGGGTGGTTCTTCTGAATATTTATTAAATGAAAGAAAAGCTTATGGATTACTGCCAGAAAATATGACTGTTAATAACATGACAGATTTTGATAGTAAAAAATTTAGAGATCTACAAGACAAAATAGGTAAAATGACAGAAGAAGATTTTGAAAAAATCTTTCCTTCAGAACTTTTTGGTGATTAATTATGAGCACATTAGATAAATTACAAAAAAAACTTGATGATAAAACTTTAAATCCTAACAGTTTAAATGACCAACAAAAAATGGTTATTGATGCTCTTATTAAAAGTGGTAAGTTAAAAGGCCCTACCATGGGTGAACTAAGTGAGATGCGTTTAGGTGCAGCAGAAGATGTAGCATCAGAAAAAGAATTTTTACAAGATCCATTAAAAGCATCTACTGGATACGGACAATCCACATATGAATTAGTAGGAGATATTGGAGGCAGTATTTTTCCTTACGTTCACAATAGAAAAAAAATATTTAAGGCTGCTAAGGATGGTGGTTTATTTGGAAAAGGACCTGGTTATTTTGCACAACAAGCAGTAAAAGTAGCGGATAGACTACCGGGAAGATTTAAATTATTTGGTGGTGCACTAAAAGGTATTGGTAAATTGGTAGATCCATTATCTAGAGCCTATAGAGGACCTTTACTTAAAACAGAAGTACAATCAGTTCTTGGAGGTACCGCAGGAGCCGGAGTGGGAGCTCTTACTTATGATACTTTAAATGAACAAGCTGGTATACAAATAGCATCTGCTTTGGCTGATGATTTATCTGAGATACCTGAAGGAGAAGTTGAAAGAGACCAATTAACAAATGCAGCAGTTGCTATGAAGAATGCTATGATGTTTAATACAGGAGCTTCTTTATTATCTCCGTTTATATTTGGCCCAATGGGAAAGATGATGAAAAAAGCATTTGGAACAGTTGGTCCAAAACAAAAAGAATTAGCAGAATTTGCAAGAGATAAAGGTTTGCCTTTACCTATGTTAACTGCTCTTAAAGAAGGTCAAGGAACTTTTGCAGGTCTTGGAAGAAACTACTTTAGATTTATGGGGGTATTTCCTTTAGTAGGAGCTATTGGAAAGACTGCAAAATCAGAAGCAGAGATAGCGGGTGGTAAAAGATATTTAGAAGATTTACAAGCCTATGCTCCTTTATTAAAAGTAAGTGCAATTAATAGTAGTATTAGAAAACAAGCAGAAAAAGTATTTGTTGAA